GTAATATTTGGATGTGGGTAATTATTATTGCGCTTGCCGTATTTTCATTTCGTAAACAAATATTTAGATTATGAAAGCTAAAATATTAAAGTCTGAGGACGGCCAGTGGTTTTGTTTATTGATTGCCCGCAATGGTCAGGTATTGTTCACGTCTGAAACATACAAGCAGAAAAAAAGTATTCTGAGAATGATTAGTAATAATTTTTCTAAAATATTAATAATACAATGAACAAAGGTATCGCAATAATCAGAAAATATGAGGGGTTAAAACTTCGCGCGTATGTTTGCCCTGCTGGGTTAAATACAATCGGGTACGGTGCTACCTTTTATGAGAATGGAACGAAGGTACAGCCCGGTGACGTTATTACAATGGATCGGGCGGATAAGCTTTTGCATTTTCAAGTAAAGCTATTCGCTGACGAAGTGAAGCGTGTTGTAAAGTCAAAGATTAACGAAAACCAATTAGGTGCGCTTGTCAGCTTTTGTTTTAATGTCGGCGGTGCTGCTTTTGGTAAATCCACACTTTGTAAAAAGGTAAATGCTAATCCTAATGATCCTACTATTAGAGATGAATTTATGAGATGGACGCGCGGGGGAGGTAAGGTATTAAATGGACTTGTAAAGCGTAGGGAAGAAGAAGCGAATCTTTATTATGCAGCAGTCATTTAGAATAAATACGGCAAAGGAATACAGGCTAAAATATGGCATGGATATGCCAACGCTAACGCTTGCCAAATTGATATACAAGGAAAACAAAGATCTTTTTACTTCTGTTGATGATGCCAGAACTACATTAAGATATAATGAGGGTAAGTTGGGGGATTATAGCAGAAAGAATGCAAAAGATAAAAGCTTATATATTAAAGAAGAGCGACCTAAAAACCCGTGGAAGCTGCCGCAATCTGAAGAGACAATTTATGAGCCTTTTATTATCAAAGCCAAAAAATTAGCTGTTCTAAGTGATATCCACATACCTTACCATTCTGTTACTGCTTTGTCTGCCGCCCTTGATCTCATACAAAGTGAAAAGCCGGACGCGATCTTACTAAATGGGGATACGATAGATTTTTACGGATTAAGCCGCTTCATGAAAGATCCGCGCAAAAGATCGGTAGCGCATGAACTACAGGCAACCCGCGACTTTTTGGATGTGCTTAGTCAGTTCGGAGCAAAGATTTATTTTAAGATAGGAAATCATGAGGAGAGATACGAACACTATCTGATGCGGGTGGCTCCAGAACTTTTAGGTATAAAAGATTTTGAGCTAAAACATTTATTAGAATTAGATGCACGCGGCATTGATTTAATAGGCGATAAGCGCATAATGAAGGCCAACGATCTTAATATCGTTCACGGCCACGAGTTCGGGCAATCTATCTTCAGTCCGGTAAACATTGCAAGGGGTTTATTTTTACGTGGCAAAGTAACTGCCATGCAGGGGCATAATCACGCGGTTTCAGAACATACAGAAAGCAATATGAACGGGGAGATTACTACAACCTGGAGCTTAGGCTGCCTTTGCGAATTAAACCCCGCCTATCTACCGATCAATAAATGGGCGCACGGCATGGCAATAGTTGACTTGTCAGAAAATGGCAAAGATTTCCATGTTCGTAATTATCGCATCCACAAAGGCAAAATTCTATGAGCGAAGAGATAGTAAAAATAGATGCTCCAGAATACGATTTGACGCTTGTAATAGATAGTGCCCTAACGGTATTAACCACACTTGAGGAGGCATCTTATAATAGTTATGATGAAGAGCAGGAGGATCAAATAAAAGCAAAGAAAAATGCATATAATACAATCAACCTTTGCCTTCGTAAACTTCAAAGAATCATTAGGGATTCGCAGGATCGTTAATAATAAATCTTTTCTTTTTATAAAACGGAGGCAATGGGCATGGGGCTTTTGCCCTATCTCTTAAATGTATTATGGTAGTGTGGTCATTCTTAAAAAACCTTGCCAGATCCATTAAGGTTACGTATTTATATGTGAGTACCATTTTACGGATAAAGTGAGCCTTTGCGCCGATCCTTTCCTGCCTGCGTCCTTTCATAGCCTCAACAGGGTCGATGTTATGCTGCTTACAAATAATAAGCCATTCCATTTTTAGATCAGGCTTTTGCGGTATTAGATCCTGTAGGATAACCTCCTTTTTTACTATCGTTCGCGTTCGGTTAATTACGCTTTCAATCTTATCAAGTAGGCTTTGTGGGACGTTATGCATATACGGCTCAAGGTATGAGCCAATTATTTTCACGGCTTGTTCGGTTGTCATAAAATAGTGATGATTTGATTTTCCTTATTTAGTAGATATATGATGTTAAATTCATCTTCAAAGTGATTGCGGGCTATCTCAAACGCTTTATTCATATCGAGTGATAGCTGCGCAAATGTCATGAACTCATGATAGGAAAGAAACGGTGGCCGTTTATTTTTCAGCTTATAATATTCGTAAATGATAGCTGACTGATTATTTTTAACGTTATGTATGTATTCAGTCTTTGTCATTTTGTCTACGATCTTTAATTACTAAATAGATTGATGTTGAAAGGATGCAGATCATGGCTGCGAGGTTTACGATTATTAAATCTTTCATATTATTAAATCTTTATCGGTTGTCAATACGTGGACTGTGAAGCCCTGTTTTATCAATTCCGCGTGCCGGTATTTCTGCAATTCCGTTGGCTCCCGTCCCGGCTGCTTCACCTCAACAAAGATGGTTTTGCCGTTCTTGAGGCACATGAGATCTGGGATGCCGTTGCAGTTGGTTTGGATAAGTTTAACTACCATCCATCCCGCCCGCTCAAAGCGTGCCTTTATGTTCGCTTGGATTTTACTCTCCATCTTAAAAACTATCTGCTATCAGTCCGAGAATAACAACGATCGCTACAAATATGTAAGCGTACTTTTCTGGGAGGTCTGTGGTTTTTTGTTGCATGGCTGTGGGGTTTAAATTAATGATCCGATATAAATTGATAAAATAAAAAAGATTGCGAATATGAATATTATGCCATAAAGAATAAAATAAGCAATCATCCAATTTGGAGCATGTTTTTTTATTATGGCATATATCAAAAAGATTATAAAAATAAGCGTTAATACTATACCAGAACCTTTTAAAAAATTATCTCCTTTTTTATCATCACAATGATGCGAATGAGTATTAGATAAATGTATATATTTTGGCATGGCTGTGGGGTTTAAAAGGGGGCAAAGCCCCCGGTTTATTAATTTGATTTTTTATATTAACCTCTTACTCCTCCGTTGTAACATCTTTTTACTTTATAAAAAGAAGAGCCTATTTCTGATTCTCTTTTTTTAGCTTCTGCGCATGCATCTTTTATATTTGAAGCTAAAATATAAATTTTTGTAGGTCTACCCATGCTATCAATTATAACATATGAGTTTGATTGTTCGTTTTTTTGATTTTGATTTGTCATGGCTTTTTTGTTTTGTGATTACAAAATTAAATACTTTTCCCCAAAGTGCAAAACTTTTTTTAATATTTTTTTGAAATTATTTTTTTGCAGCCGCTGCGGGATTTGAACCCGCATCTCCCTGATCAATCAAGGACGCTATCCCAAGGTGGTATTCATTCCCACTTACGCCAAGCGGCTGGCCGTTATTTACTCTATCCCGTAATCATTCTTAAAATAGCTCAAAGTATAATCTTTTTTATCCTTCACAGCCTTGTATATCTTCTCCTCTATCCCACCCTCCGCAAATAGCCAATACACCTTTGATGCCTCCTCCCGGTCTTTATTCTGCATCCGCGCGCGCGCCTGCCAATAACTAACCGCGCTGAAGTCAATATTAAGCATTATTAGCGCATCCGCTGTACTTAGGTTAATACCTTCACGCCCGGATTGGATTTGGGAAAGAAACCACTTAGAATCGCTTTCAGCGAACTCCTGCGGGTCGGTAGTGAATTTATCATATCCGAATGTCAAATATAACATAACCTCTTCTGCTTTGTACTTATAGAAAATGGCTATCTTTTTACCTTTGAAATTTTCCTTAATCCAGTAAGCCTTTGAGCGGTCAAATACTAACCCCTCCTCCTTTTCATCTATTACCGTTCCCGTGTAGATTTGATGCAGCTTACTTAATAGCTTTGCCCCTGTATCGGCCATAACTACGTTATTATCTTTGCCTATGTAAACCCGATCCCGTTTCAACCGATCCGCCAAAAAGTACGTGGACGGCTCCATTTTGATGCCAACCGTTAACTCCTTTACTTCTGCCCTGAACCCGGCTTCTGTTTGAGTGAAAGGGATAATTAAATGATCTGTCATTTGTTTAATTTTTGTTTGGTTTGCGTTTGAATAGTCGTTTACTTTTAACCCCTTAAAATATTTAAGCTGAATATCAACATAATCCTTTGCCCATTTGTAAAAGTTAATGTAATCTTTGAACGGACTAAATGAGCTAATATAAAACTGGTGAAATATCTGGGAGTAGCTTTCAGGCGTTGGCGTGCCGCTTAAATAAATAATCGGCTTCCCCTTACATAATTCTTTTAGCTTTTTAACCCTTTGCGCTGGCTTAGGATACTGACCCAACCCGTGCGCTTCGTCACATATCACAATATTAAAAGGCTGCTTTACGTGGTGAAGGTTCTCATAATTCGTTACGATAATATCTGCCTTCAATCCTAACTGCTTATGGTCATCCAATATGCCGCTAATTACTTTTTTCTTAGTCAGGAATAGAATAACCTCCGCCCCCACCTTTTCAGCGGTTAATAAAGCCGTGACGGTCTTACCAGTGCGAACCTGCATGGCTAAGTAAACCAATCCATATTTGCGAATGATGTCGGCGGCTTTGTCGCTTATTGATATTTGGTATTGGCGGGGTTGCATATTATAAATTTATACCACACATTTCTAAGCAGCTTTCACACTTTCCTAAAAATGTTTTTTTATTATATTTACTAACTAATGAAACACTTTTCATAAATGCCATTTTTTTAACTTTTATTATTTCATTTTTTACAAACTCGTTGTTTTTAGATGGTCTAAATACAGTATCAATTACATTTTCATTTTTTAATAAAAAACGTTGCATTTCTGCTTTTGCCTTTCCTGTTTCATTATTTTCATTAAAATCACAGGTTACAACTCTTAAAACAGATTTGCAATATTTTTTTAATTTATTGTACTGGTCAATAGAATTTTTAATAAGATAATCATTATCTAAAGCTGAAACAGATGTATTTATGCAAATATTATATTTTTTAATTTTCTGCAACTGATTATCATTTAATTGTTTCCAGTGTCTTGTAATTATTACTATTTGTTTTTTTGAACTAATATCAAATAAAGATAACTGACTACTTTCTTTTATATCTTTTATAACATTTAGAGTATGCTCCCAATT